GCATGAGGTCTTGTACCAGGTCTTGCCCAGGTAATATTTTCCCTTTCTGTACTTTGATGAGTGTCACCAGCACTAAAACGCCCTCTTCTTTCACTGGACTTTCTCATCGCAGTGGTTTTAGTGCTTTCACCTTTCTTTTCTAGGTGTTTATCACGCTTATTACCTTCATTTAGCATCTTTCAAAAATACTTTTTAGATATTTATGTTGCCGATGATCTATACTCTGGGGGTGGAAGATCCTTTTGCAACATATATGCTAGTTTTCTTTCCTTATTAATCTGATGAGGAGAAGGAACATTATGCTTTCTTCTCATTCTTTCTCTTTCATAAGTTTTATAGTTACCACTACCAGTATCTTCTGCCAACTTTGGTGACTTCTTTTTCAGTGGATCAAGATACTTTTCTTTCCATCCTGCAGGTGGTGCAGATGGTTCTGGTTGTGGTTTAGGTTTATAAGGTTGATAGGGTGACCCACCACTTTCAGAAATGAATTGTGCAAAACTCTTTCCTTCTTTTACACTTTCTTTTCTTCCAACACCAACATTACGATAAGGATTTGATGATGCAACAGAAGGAACTTGTGTTACCTTTAATTCTGGTTTTGGTTTGATTCCTAATTCTTTTTTTAATATTGGAACTGCTTTTGGATTTTTAAATGCTTTTTTTAGTCTGTCTGCAAGTTCTTTTCTTTGTGCTCCATACAATCCAACTCCAGATCCTGGTGTTGCAGTCTGAATATCAGTGATTCGACTTCCTGGATGTATTGCTTTTTTTCCACCTTTTTCTGCATACTGATTCCAAACTTCAACTGGTGCTCTACCTACTCTGGGTTGTGTTGATTGTGGCAAATCTTTATAAAAAGGTTCTTTTGATCCTGAAACAAATCTTTGTCTCATTGTCATAGAATCTTTGGGAGTTGTAAACACAGTCCAATCTGACTTTTGTTTAGTCCCTGCTGGTGTAGGATGATATGGATCTTGTGGCGCTGTTCTCTGAGTTTGAGGCCAAGATTTTGGTTTTTGTTGATATGTATACCTTGACCCTCTTGCAGTCTGAAATCCAGTAATTTGTCTTGGTCTTGAAATTATTTTACTAGAATTTCCTATCTTTGCGGTCATTGCAACAGGTTTTGCAATTGACTTTGCAATTTTTTGTGTCAGTGCTTTATTCTTAAAAATCGATCTTGCCGCTGCCTTGACAAAAAATGATGCGAGTGCCTCATCAAGAAATTGTGAGAAGGTTTTCATTTTTTATTGTTATTTAGAAAATTCGCATGAGAGAATATTCTACGATTGACAAACTTCACAATCACTTCGTCATTTTGTAGAACAAATCCTTCATGATTGATTTCCTCTCCATACAGATAAGATTTTGGAGCATTGATAGATCGACAGAAGTGTAGAAAATCCAATTTAATACTTTCTGCAACCTTCCAAAGAGAAATCAGAGAAGGATTATCAAACTCTTCAGGTACAATATCACAATCTTCCCAGATACATGTATTAATTTGCTTTTTGATTTCTTTTACTTCCTTTTCAGTTGCAAAAGTAACAGTGGTTGCCATCTGTTTGATGAAACCAACTACATCTACAAAGTCTTCACAATCAATAGTTTGATAGGCAGAATTATCTACAAAATAAACATCATCATCAGACTCAAATTGAGGTGCTGGACCTACAACATAAGCATCTTTCAACTCACCTTCTGTTGCCCATTGGGTGTGAACAGAAACAATAATCTTCTGTGTGATTACCTCTGGAAAGAGATACGAAATGGTATTAGGTTTAACAATGTCAGAATTACCAAACCCCAGAAAATCACATTGAAAGATAGAATTTGTGCGAGGTAGATAATCAAAACAATCGTGAAGAATGTCTGCAACTTCACCTGCAAAGTGCGTGTCAATTTCTTCATGAGAATGGCAGAGTTTGATCTTTACTTTATTAAATGCAGATTTAGTTGATACAAAGAACTGTCCTGTTGCAGGATTCTTACCAAAAACAACAGCAGGACTTCCATCCATTTTGGTAGAAAGATGAAAGTCCTTTGTAATTGCATTCAGAGCACGGAAGTCACCAGTAAGAATAAAATCCTCAAAGTGATCAAGATGTTTTGTGTTCATTGGTTTTCAGAGTTTCTCAGACTGATCCACTTGTTCTTCATAATGAAGAATATTCATCATCCTTTGATGAAACTTATCTGCGTCCATTTCACATTCATGAGAAAGAGTAGGATCTTCGATGTCATACTTTTTCATTTCAAGAACATGAAGTATATCACCCATAAGTTCGGTGAGGGCGAATACCTTGTCTGCATCAGTCATTAGATGTTCAGTTGAACTGATATGAGTATAACAGGGAAATCAGTCTAGTGTGATATATGCTGTGACAGTTCAAAATTTGTCACACTGCACTTGAATCACTGATGGTGTGTTATTGTTCCAATGTCTCACCGCATTTGCAATAATGAATCCATTGGTGATCAAATAAGAAAAAAAGATAAGAGTACGAATAACCGCAATCTTATCAGATTCTTTATCACATTTAGATGCTTTCTCTCCAAGCGCCTTTGCCCACCATCTCCAGGCACTTTTAGGTTTCATAAATTGACTCTCTTGATTTTATATAATTTAGTTCTTTCCACTGATCCGAGTAACATAGCACCAACAACCTATCATTTTTATGAAGACTACATGCTTCATAATTGATTGGATCTTTTGGTCTTGTATTTACTTCAATTGTAATATACTCTTTATCAGTAAAGTACACCCAACCTTCTACACCTTTGGTCCACGTCACATAATCATTTACCTTGGGAACATACATCGCTCTAATGGGGTGAGGTTAGGAATCATTGCTGAATATGGTGTTGTATCTTGAATATTTACGCACTCACCAACGGTCTTACTATTGATTGGGGCATGGTATTCTTTTGTTTTTGAATTCCAGAATCCCCAAATGCTAAAAACATCAGACTTACCACAATAGTTGAAATGAGAGTGATTAACAATCCAGATTGCAGTAATGTTGCGTTTGAAGTCTTCAAATACATATGAGTAACCTTTGGGTGCTTTGTGAAAGAATTCAATCAACATCCAAAACAGCGCGAAGGTAGTTTGGATTATAACCTGCAGAAAGATAATAATTCAAACGCTCATCACACTGTTCTTTTGTCAGACTTTTTGCGTTTTCATCAATCACTTCCCAACCATTAGTAAACAACTCTTCAATACGATATAATTGTGTCATGTGGTGAATGCCTCCAGAATACCAGACTCATAATCATCTTGTAGTGCAAATCGTTGTGCTTTGACAATATTCTCTTTTAATTTTGGGTAATAGTTTGGATTAAGTTCATTATCTTCTGCAGCAATCAACTCAAAACATTCATCATCATCTTCTGCAACAACATTCCAAAGTCCACCATCAGAAAAAGGTGCTGGAATAAAATGATCCACCAAATACAGGTACTTCATTGACCTCTTATGTTTAACATTGATATCATAGGAGGTTTTTGTTCAAAAGTCAAGTGTGCGGAAATTAAACTGTCCATAGTTTATTTGATACTATCTTTTCAAGTGTTCCAAGTTTAATACCAAATATATTTGCTATTTCTTGATTTTTATATTTTTTAGAAGAGTGCATTTGACGTATTTGTTCAACTTTATTCCAGTTAAGGATCGCTCTCCCATTTCTTTCCCCTTTAAGACCTTTTCTACTTGCATCTTCTCTTACTTTTCTTTCATTTTCATATCTTTTAATTTCTTCATCATTTCTTGGTATAAGTTTATATCCTTTATGTTGAATTCTTTTTCCATAAAGAGTTTCATGAAGGTGTCCTACATTAAGATAATTGTTTCTACAATACTTTGATAAATTTAGAATTTCTATTCTTTCACCACATGGTGTCTCCACCAAATATTCTTTACAAAAATATTCTGATGGTTGACCACCTCCAGGAGAAAGATTATACCCATTTTCTACAGTTTTGTATTTGGATATCCAATATATCTCCCTATCATCTAAAATAGATAAATTACATTCCTCTATAACCCCCCAAATAAATCCCTCTCTTCCATATTTGTTAAGAGCATTCGCAAACTTATGATTGTATCTCTTACAGTCCATAAAGTGCTCATTGATTCTCAAATTAAGATTATTTTTTACAGTTTGCCCAATGTATTTTTTTCCTGTAAAAATACAATGAGCACAGTAAACTTTACCTGTTGAAGGCATAACTACTCTGCTGTTGAGTGACATAATATTTATATTATAAAGGGAGGCATTTCTGCCTCCTTTCTTACCTGGAAAGTGTCACCCAACGCAGGTGTTATTATTTATTTGTGTTTGTCAAGCAGGTGAGTTGCCTTTCAATTTCATACTTAACAGGCAGTAGATGAGAAGCAAAGAAAGCAGCATACTCTCCTTCTTGTAGAAGACTATAGATGTTTTCAGTCTGTTGAAGTGCCAGAATCAGTTTGGTTTGCTTATTCATTACATAAACTCTTGAATATAATAATCAACAGTCAATTCCAATGCCTCTGCTTTTTTTTCAATATCATCCCAAAACTTTTTCATTGCTTCAGCATAAACTTTAATTTCATCCTCATTGATTTCTACATAATGATCTGTGAAATCCTGATAGGCGCGGGAGAATTCGTTCATTTCAATGCTTCGTAGTTTGGACGATTGTAAGACTCAAAAAGGTTTGAGTCTCGTTGAATCAAAAACACATTCCAACCAATGATAAACCCAAATGCGCCAATTAGCAAGTGTCTAAGTTTCATTTCAGTTAGAATGAAGGGACAATATCATTTACCAGTCCAACCTGAGATCGATCCATCCTCTCCCAGAGTGTATAAAGTTTATTGTAGAGTGCAGGAGCACTCCCATAGTCACGAGCGATGTGTCTTTCATCTACAATTTCTAAATTTTGAATTGCAGAGAGAAGAATACCAATCTCATGTACATTTAGATTTACTTGTGTTTCAGTCATTGTCTTTAATCCCATGATACATTTTCAACAAGAACACCAGGCATTACATAAGTCCACCCAGTGCCAGCAGGTTTGTACTCCCACTTATATTCGTATTTGTTATGACTATCCCAAGTCATATACCCTTTCTCTCTATCAAATCGTCCCTTGATAGTCAGAGCAAATCTGTTAGAGAAAATGTTGCGAGTGCGAAGAGCACCGTTCTTTTCACGAGTCTCAATCACAACACAAGTATCCTCAAACAATTCACCTTGAGATTCAACTCCACAAGCAGTTTCATATTGGAATGGGCGATATGCTTGAGTCTCTTGTGCAAATGCAGGGGAAGAGAGAAAAATTGTAGCAAGAAGAAGAAGTTTTTTCATCCGATGATTCTCCAACAAACAGTTGCGTTTCCTTTTGAAGTAGATGAGATGTGAGCAAATGCAGAATAAGAAAGATCTATGTCTGCATGTGAGTAAGGTCCACGATCATTGACTCTTACAATTACTTGTTTAAGGTTATCTTGATTTGTCACCCTAATTTTAGTTCCCATGGGAAGATAAGGGTGAGCAGCAGTCCAACGATAAGCATCAAATCGTTCCCCGTTTGCGGTAATTTGACCATGAAAACCATCTCCGATTCCATAGTATGTTGCAATACCACAGGTCAGACCAGCAATCAAAGTTTCAATCATCATTTCAGTTCAATCCTATCAAAGATTAGCATACCTATCTCAAAAAGTAAATCCTCATCCATATCACCCATCGCACCTTTGATTCCCTCAATAACGGCACCGTGCATATATTCTATAAACTCTGGATCTTCATAGATGTAATCAATCACTGCTGGTTTGAGAGCATCAGCAATCTTAGAAATAGACTGATCGGAGAGTTTCATTGGACTCTGTTGATTACCTCCATATTATACTGCCTGCATCAGGCGGTTCGGGAAGAACTGTGCCACTTGATGATCCGTCCACCCGTTCCTATCAAATAGGTACTCAAGATATAGGGTTTCTTCCTGTTCCTGTGCCTTTATTTTTAATATTTAAGCATTCCTTTTACCCACCCATAACCAGGACATTCTTTTTTTATAGTATTTTTTATTCCGTTATTCCACCAGTATGAATTTTTAGTAGTTTTTTTCTTTAGCATTCCAGGTATCCATTCTTTTCCAGGACATTCTTTTGATTTGATATTATGTTTTCCATCATTCCACCAAACCTCTGGAAGTTTTCCTTTTTCCCAATTAATTCCTGGAGGTTTTTTTGATTTTATTTGATTAACCCCATCATTCCACCATATAATATTCTTATATTCTGTATTTTTTGATAATTTTGGTGATTTATTTAATTCTCTTTGAATTGCCTTGATTCTCATTTTTTCTATTGTTTCTTTAGAGCATTTTCTACCCACATTTATTCCAAGTCTTCCTCTTTTCCACTCTAGTCCAGGACATTTTTCGCAAAATTTTGTCTCTATTCCATTGTTCCACCATTTTGATTTTTTATGATGATTTGACATTTTTTGTCTAGTTTCCTCTGATATTGATATTTGACTTATTCTCAATCTTGATGCGTCATATAAATGTGAATTGCAGTAATCTTCTCTAGACAACTTATTTTTTCCTTTCATCATAACATGTGCCCATATCATTTTGTGGGTTTTTTTATTGTTTATACCATATCTTTTAATGCAAATTTTTTCCAATAATGCGTGAGCAATATAATGTTCTCTTGCTGTTAAATATACAATTCTTTTATTGTTACCAAAAATACTTACTGGAAATGTATGATGCCCTTCAACATACAAATCAAATTCTTTTGCTTTCTTTTTTGTATAACCTCTATTTTCTGCTTTTCTTATGAGGTTACAATACACCTTAAGATAATTCATTTCTACTCTAAATGTCTGCATTATTATTTATAATAAAATGGAGGGAATTTCACCCTCCTCCTGTAAGTTTGCAGACATTCAGGTACTAATATTTAGATACTTCATATATTGTTCATATAATTCTTTTTCTTTTTGATGTGCTTCTATTTCCCATGGCATTTTATCATAATCATCATCGTCCCATTTTATACCTTTCCAACAACGAACTCCTCTCACATCTCTCAAATCACCTTTAATGTGCTGATAACAATGATATAACTCGTGAAGTAAAGTTTGAATATAATCTTTTTGTGGGAGATTTGAATGAATTTCAATTAAAAAGTCTCTAGGTCTCCAATCACATTCTTGAACGGAACACCAACCATTCACACCCTCACGTTTCAATCCACGATGAACAATTTCCAACTCAATCTTATGTCGTGGTAGAAATCTATTCAAAAACCAACAGGTAACATCCTCACAGATCCGTTTGCGATAACCATATCCATGATGATAGAGAAAAGACTGCATGACCAATGAAGAAACCAAAGGAACGATGAGACAAAAATCAAACGATCAAAACCACTATACTTCATAATTAACAAGAAAAAGCAAGTCCACCAAGAGATGCTCCAAGCGCAGTTGCCCATCCATAATTCTTTGGATAATTACTTGCAGCTGCACGACCAATTGCCCCACCCATTACAGCACCTAAAACGGTTCTTGTGGGGTTGCAATTAGGATTTGTTCTTCTCCTATAGTAACCACCTCCATTTCCATAATACTGATTACATGGCACATTGTAAGTCTGAACACTCACCCCACCAGGAACATAATTTCCATACTGATCATAACCACCAGGTTGATAAACTTCCTGGTTTTGAGTACAAACAGCATAGTTATTGATCTGCTGTGCCTGTACAGGAACTGAGAAGAATGTGAGTGGAAGTAGAAGAAAAAGGTGTTTCATTTTACTTAGCGTACAAATATCCTGAGGCCCAATCTGCATTCTCAAACAACCACTCCCTCTGTTCAATGATCAGAAGATTATAGCGTTCTCCCTTTGCAGGTGCCTTCCATGATGCAGACTTATATAGACTTCCAGTTTTCTTATCTACAAAAGCATGAACACTACGGGAACCATTGGCATTCATAATGATTTTGTGATACTTACGACCACTCTCAATGGTAAACTCATAATCACTGATACCTTGTTTCAGTTTTTCAATACACTCCTGATGATAAGGTGCATAAGAAACATCGCAACGATCACCACCATACTCTGTCAATTGGCGCTGGTGAGATTTGATGCTGTAATCAATGTAATTCTGGCGCAGTGCTTCACAAAGTGACAGAGTATGCTTCAGAACCGCAGCGGAGATGCTTTCCCGTGCCTCTGCTTGGACGGCGTAGTCGGAGAAGGTGGTGCTCATGGGTTGGTTGCGTATGTGCTTATTATAAAGGCACCCAGAGAGTTCTGAGTGCCATAGTGTGCCAGTTGTTAGAGTGTCACTCAGGAGTCATAGATTCTAGATTCTAATGCACTTGGATTAGATTCACAATAAAGTTCGAATGGTGTTGGATCATGATCATCATCAGGGTGATTTGCCTTATATGCTTTCAGTGCCTCTAATTCTTCTTCTGTGTGCCTCCGTGCTTGTGGAGAGATTGTTGGATCACTCAGAAGATCCTCATCCTTCTGAATGTGCTGATTGATGTTATCCATTGTTTTGTATCGTGATGATAATATTTATTTTATCGGGGAGTGCAATCACCCTTCCCTTCCAGAGATCTTACCATAAGTTCGGCAAACTTTTCCATTTTTTGTGCCGAAACTGTTTGTGGAGCATAAGTAATCGCATCTTTGAGAGCAATCAGTTCATTCCATTCATCTTTTGACAGGACTTCGGTGCCAGTTTTTGCGAGAGTCATAAGTTTCTTGCGATGTGTCCCAATGTTAGCATTCTAAGATAATATTATGTATTGCCTTAATATTCTATTCGGGATTGTGTAATACTTTGTAATA